GTGTGTCCACATGTACACACGTTATTAGCGACACACAATGAAAGGTCTCTTAGGTATGCAAAAAAGTTCGACAAAGACCAGTATGTCACGGCACAACTCTTGGGTATGGGAAAGAACATAGGCATAGAATACAGATATGTACCAGTAGGCAGTCTATATGAACTCACACCTTATTTATTAAGACGTCTCAAAGAAAGGATGTCATGGGATTAAAGATTTAACACTATCATTATGTAAATGCAAAAAGATGTCTTGGATCACGGATTTGTTCGCCTCGTTGACCACATGCCTGCAAAGGACTTGGATGCGGCCATCGTACAATCCGCCAGAGTCTCGTATGGAGATGGGACTAAAACCTCGAGAGGAGATAGAGGACTTATACGATATCTCCTTAGACACTGGCACACCACACCATTCGAAATGGTCGAGTTTAAATTTCACATCAAAATGCCAATCTACATCGCAAGACAACACATGCGACATCGCATGGCCAGTATCAACGAACTCTCCGCCCGCTACTCCGTCGTACCGAAACAGTACTACGAACCAGACATTTTACGCGGACAATCCAAAGTGAATCATCAAGGTTCCGAAGGTACAGTTGATGTCGGAGAAGAATTAGGTGGAAAAGTGTCGAATCAATTGAGTGACTCGTTTGAACTTTACCAAGACCTCCTCGATAGGGGTGCATGCCGAGAACAAGCGAGAGGTAATCTTCCGCAATCGACATACACAGAATTCTACTGGAAGATTAACCTTCACAATCTCATGCATTACTTACATCTTCGCATGGATGAACACGCACAGATGGAGATTAGAGAATATGCGCGTGCGATTTATGAACTTATTCAACCCCTCGTCCCAGTGACGATGGAGGCATTCAAAGATTTTAGGCTTAACGCTATGCACTTAACTGGGCCAGAGATACAATCCATCGCAACCGGCAAACACATAGAATCACCCGGTGAACGCAGGGAGTTTGAGGAAAAACTCAAACGTCTCAACATTAAATTGTAACTACATAGTAAGATGAATAACGCTGCGAGTGCACTTATGAAATTGAAAAGGGCAAAGCCAAAGGCAAAGCCAAAGACACCCACAAAAAAAGAAAGTGATAATTTTAATAGAGTTAAAAGTTTTATAATAAGCACTCGGTCAAAGAAACCAAATAATAACAAAAAACCTGCATCCAATTTCTTAAAATCGGTATTTACACCCAGAAAAAATGTTACTAAAAAGTAAATGTTTGTCATCGCATCCAGCCAAGCCACGTTTACGTCCATTAGAAAAAGGTTCAAGAAATACGGTAAGAAAATGAAGAAACAGCGCATGGACGACTTTACATCGATTCGCGAACGCCTTTCCGAAATCGCAGAGGGTGAGAAGACTCGTTCCCGTGAGATTTTGGAAAGTCACAGAGCTTTCTTTATTGAAGAAAAGAAACCAAAGAAAGAAGAAGTTTCTATCGACTTTTATGAGAAGTAAAGGCGAACCATACACTCAACGCAGACAACAACACAAATGCTGGTAAGTGATCTACCATGTTACCAGCAAACACAGCAGATAAAACACTATATTGTGCATACCGCATCTCTTTCCTCGTCTTTTCAAGTGATCTCTTCATGGATGCTCTGGATTCCTCCAAACCCAGAACAGCCGTACTTATGTTTCGTATTCTCGACGGCATCTCGAATGATGTTGAAAACATATCTTGTATATCAAATGAGTCCACAAATTGCTCTCGTATCATTGGTTCCAAATACTCATAATAATTGAAATTTTCATCTAGTTTTATACACGTACCCTCGACAGTCGAAAATGCTTTTGCAAGATACACGAAAGATGTAGGTATAGTGAACGGTTTCTTTTGTGCGAGTGAAAGTAGGATCTCATCTTCGAGTATATCATTTTTAAACGCATTCACATCTAATGTTTCAAGGTAGTTTAGAGTTGTTTTGAAAAATATCTCTATATCACTCGTATCACTCGTCGTAGGAACTATTATATTCAAACGTATGAGTGTATCTACTATACCTTTTGTATCCCTATTTATGATACACTTAAACAGGTCTTGGAACCCTAACTTTAGTTCATCTGTTATGTCTATCACGAGTCCGAAATCGTAAAACACAAGTTTACCCTTATCCGAGAAACCTAAATTTCCCGGATGTGGATCTGCATGAAAAAGACCCTTGTCCATCGTTTGAATCACATATGATGTGATTAATGCTTCACATATCTTCTTCGTATTAACACCCGGGTCAGCGAGTTCCGTAAGTTTTTGTGATTCGACATATTCCATGACTATCATGTCATTCGTCGATACATCTTCGTACACTTTTGGTATTTTAATCCATTTTACACCTTTGAACGCTCGTCGCATACGAGCGGCGTTATACATCTCTTTTTCGTAATCCGATTCAGACAAAAGATACTCAATAGATTCTTCGAGCACTTTTCCAGACGTCGCACCCGTATCAATTCCTATCTTTTCCAAGAAATTCACGACGTCAATGATGTTATCCGTATCTCGTTTCATTATATCGTAGATATCTGGGCGTTTAATCTTCACAACAACTTCTCGACCATCCAATAAGGTAGCCCTGTGTACCTGTCCTATGCTCGCAGACTTAAACGGATCATATTCAAATTCAGAAAATACATTATTCGCGTTTACAACATCTTTTACACATCCCACGTGTATGGGTGGGACATTATCCTGTAAAGATTCGAGCTCTCGCGTAAACTCTACAGGGTAAAGGTCTGCGCGTGTTGATACAATTTGGCCTAGCTTTACAAATGTGGGTCCGAGATCTATTAATTGGTCCCGCGTCCACGCACCGAGTTCTGTTTGATTTTTTACAAAGTTCTTTTTCCATAAGAATTCAGCCGCAAACTTCCATGTTTTACGCCTTTGGTTAACATGTGTGGGTATCTTTATTGACGCACATGTGAGCATCCTTACATTATTTAGATATTTTATTCTTTAAAGTCGTGAGCCTACCATCTGGTAAGTAGTATTTGGTGACGTATGTCATGCGGTCAGGGTCCCATTTGGTCTTCGTGGTCACGTATTGTCTAAGTGTGCGTTCAATCATATCTTCTCTGCTTCCAACCACCCGTCCCTTGTGACCCGGGATCACCGTTTTGAGCGTTTGTGCTAGAATTGTGTTCATCTATACATGGTTAGTGGTAAATCTTTAATTTTGATAAAAAACAAAATAAAAAAATTTTTATTTTTTACACTTTCTTTTGAAAGAAAAAAGTTTTGAAAAAAAAAATAATTTTTTAGAAACTTTCTTTTAAAAGAAAAAAGTTTTGAAAAAAAAATAATTTTTTAGAAACTTTCTTTTAAAAGAAAAAAGTTTTGAAAAAAAAATAATTTTTTAGTAAAATTTTCTGAGATACTAATAAATGTGGCAAATATTCATAATCCTCTATGTTTCCTACTTAATTCTTGGTCCACATTGGGAATCGAAAATGATAGAGAAGAAACCATTGTTACTAGTGGATAGCGTGAAAGAACTCCTTCGTAGATCGATATTCATATCTTACGTTTCACTCCTGTATACCGCGTGGTTCTTTTATAAACCGTCGTATGCAACTGCCGTGAATGCAATCATACTTTCAGTAGGTGCAACGTATGGTTTCTACTTGAAATATGGACCCGAGAAACCATTTCCAATGCACATCATACTCAACGTATTTCTCTTATTCGCAACCATGCCTTACCTAGACTTTCAAACCGTGTTAACCGTGTGTCTCATGTTGTTTTACCACTTAACACAAAATGTGTTGTATCTTCCAGCCTAAAATTTTTGGTACCTTATTATAAATGCGAGTCCATATCGTAGGCGCCGGGCCCACGGGTATGTCTGTCGCATGGGAACTTTGTAGGTACACAGACCACGAGGTAATCGTATACGACCGAAAACCATCTGCCGGTGGTTCATGGTGGGAACCAGAAACAGAGTCCCGAGATTTACATGCACACAGAATTGTGTTTGATAACGCATTCGTAAACACAGATAGTCTCTTCAGAGAAATGGGTATAAACTGGGACGACGTGTTTCAAACCGCAAAGACGGATGTCTACAAAACCGTATTCAGAAATTTAGGTATCAAAGATTACGGTATTCTTACATCTCTCGCAGTACGCGTGTTAGCGAGACCTACTAAGTACAAGTCCATCTCACTCAAAGATGCTTTGGGAAACATGACGACGAGTGGTGAAGGTTTAATTCAAGCACTTACCTTTATCATGGATGGCGTTGATTGGGAAACCATGTCTGCCTATGAGTTCGTAAAGAGTTTTGACTATGTGGGTATGTCTAAACAGTACACACAAAAAGTGTCTGGAAAAGTGATGAGTGACGCAATGCAACGAGCACTACTTGAAAAGGGTGTCACATTCATGTTTAATACACACCTTGAGTCCGTTAAGTACCTCGAAGATGGATATGAGGCCATGTTTAGAGACGGTGTTTCTATAAATGACGGTCTTCTCGTATTGTGTGTAGATAACAGTAAGGCACTTGAATTAGTAGGAGACAATTGGGGTGAAGACGTAACGAAAAAAATAGGTCCAAGTACGTACGGGTGTATAAATGTCCTACTTGATTACGATGAACCCATCGAACTCAAATCCGATTTGGAAATAGCCATGAACACAAGACCTACATTACAACCCGTCGTACTGTCAGATGGAAAAACTGTATCATGTGTCATATGCAATCTTACAGAAGACGTATTGACGACACACCCAGAAAACCTCATAACATCTGTCCTAGAGCAACTCGAACTTCCAGAACCAAAGGATACTCGAATAGGTTGGGGTGCTGAATGGAAAGAAGGAAAATGGACATTCGATCAATCATCGGGTGTTTTAAGCCTTCATGGACAAGTCCCATTCTTCGGTGAAAACAAACACGTCGCATTATGTGGTATGATGTCGCCTCGTGCGACACCATTTTCAAGCATAGAAGCGGCTATTGAAGTTGGTCGAACATTCTGTAATAAACAATTTGGTACACGCCACCCTTTACAACCATTGTTAATCACACACATCCTATTCGTACTTATAGCTATAATTCTAATAACTGTGTATAACAGAAAAGAATGATTCCGATCGACGGTCTGGTATACGAACCCATGTACGAATACAACGACAAAAGATACATACGAATAGTCGTTAACGATCGGACGCGTGATTACATTCAAGGACTCCATGAATCCAAATCACGATTCATCATGAATAAACAAAACGTAGATGACCCACTCCAAGGAAACGTATTGACTATAAAAGTACCATACAGATACAGACGTGTGATGTGCACCGTTGAAGGTGACACACCTGTACAATCTCTAGCTAAGGGTGACTCAGTCAAAATATTAGCAAATTTTAGTGGCGCTTGGAATGTCGCCAATCATAGTGGGTACGCATGGGTGATTAAGCAGATTCAGACTCCTCCTTTGGAGTCTCTTCCTCCTCCTTCTTCTCTGGAATCTCAATCTCATTAAGACCACTCTCCTTGAAACCCATGAAAACACGGAGGCTACCCTGGAGTCTGTGAAGCTCCTGGTAGGTAGCTTCGATGGCTTCTTGGATCTTCTTAATGTTCTCTTCAACGTTCACGGTTGGCATGATTATTGTACTCTATTAAAGTTTATAATCTTTAATACAGTAGGATGCTCACAAGGAGTGGATACATAGTAAATAATCCACCTCCAGAATTAAAAAAGGAGCTGACGGTAAGAGCCATAGTAAATGACGACTTTGGTTTCCCTCCACCGCCTTTTAAGGTATTTAGACCAACTAAGAATGGAATCTGCGTTCCAAGATACTACGGAACTGCTAAACTGGGGGAACCGACAGAGGATAAACGACCTGAACCCACTCGAACTCACATCAAATTTCATGGAACCCTGCGAGACGCCACCCATCAGAACGCCGCACTTGCTGCGGCTATCGACGCGGGTCATGGAGTCCTCAGCCTCCCGTGCGGGTTCGGTAAGACCACCGTTTCATTAGCCATCGCGTGTAAACTAGGATACAGAACCATGATTATTGTACACAAAGAATTCCTCGCAAATCAATGGGAAGAGCGAATAAAACAATTTTGTCCAGGGGCAACAATAGGTCGAGTCCAACAAAACAAAAAGGAGGTAGAGTGTGATTTCGTGATCGCCATGTTACAGTCACTGTCTCTCAAAGAGTATACATTCGGTGATTTCGATAGCATAGGAACATTGATTGTAGACGAGGCACATCACATATGTGCAAAAGTATTTAGTCAATCCCTGTTTAAAATGTGTCCGAAACACATTTTTGGTTTATCGGCAACACCAAATAGAAAGGATGGACTTACGAAAGTTCTCCACTGGTTCATGGGTCCCACATTTTTTGCGGTGGAACGAGAAAACCAACAAGACGTGGAGGTGTTTCCAATTGAGTTTGAGTGTCCGAGATTTAGAGACCCACCCCCGTGTACGAGATTTGGTAAATTGTCTCTGTCTACAATGATTACAGAACTCACAGAGAATCGGGAACGAAATTCAATGCTTGTAGGTCTGATTAGTCGTATAGCGAAAACTACGAGACAGATCCTCGTCTTGAGTGACCGACGCCAACACTGTATGATGCTTCATCAGTGTTTTCCAAAAAGGTCTGGTCTTTACATGGGTGGTATGAAAGAAGCCGAACTCACAGAATCAAGTACAAAAAAGATAATATTTGCTACTTTCAGCCAAGCGCATGAGGGCTTGGATATACCTTCTCTGGACACGGTCATTCTTGCGACACCGAAATCAGATATCGTCCAATCCATCGGTCGCATTATGAGAGAAACCAAAGGTAAAAAGAACAACCCTAACATATACGACATATTCGATCAATGGTCTGTGTGTCACGCCATGTATAACAAACGACTCCGTGTGTATAAACAGGGTGGATTCAAAATGCCTAAGATGAAAGAAGAAGAACCCGACCAATTTTCGAAAGGTGAGTGTCTCATAAAATTTTAATTCATTTTGCCATCTGTGCAGTATACAAATGGTAAAGTGAACGTTTTACTTTTTAACAGAATCCATAACAGCGAGCGCAATTACACCCGCAATAAAGAACAAAACGACATAGTTCGTTTCCGTGTCCTCTCTCTTCATTTCAGCGCGTGACCCCTGAGTCGGAGTACGCACCCGAGGAACGTACACTGGCGGCTCTTCCTCGATGGGACAATACCCTATCATTTATACTATATCTACAAATTTATTTCGACTGACTTTTTCTTACGTCCACGCTTACCCTTCGTTGTGGATACTTTCACTTCTTTAACATCACTATCATCTTCCAACTCTTCTGGTGCATCTACTATATCCGAGATTGCATCATCATCATCTTCTGGGTCAATGTTTGGGATTGGTTCTGGTGCAGTAGTAGACATAGGTGGAACCGGGGGCATCATGATATTACCCATCAAACTCGAAATATCAACACCCGGCCCCTTCATTTCATACCTACCTTCGGCAGAAGGTCCACTCGCTGGAGGCTCAGCACCTCTCGGAGTTGTGTTTTTCACAGCATCGACCATGTTTTGCACGAGTCCAGGGTTTTGCTTAAGAATATCATTCATGTTAGGCATCACAGATTTAAACATACTATTGGTCAAGTGGAACATCATCGCAGAACCACCAAGCATCATAATAAGTTTTACTTCTGGAGCAACCGCAACCTTAGTTCTATACTTAACGTAAAGTTCTTCAAATACCTCATCATAATCGTCAACGTTTTCCATCACGTTTTCGGACCATCCATCGAGTTGAATCTCAAACGGATTGTACTTTTTGTTCAAGAACTCAAGCCCTGTACAGCACGCAATAAGCATTCTGCGAGAGAATTTAATAGACTTATCTACGTCTATGCTATATGTGATTCTTTTCACCTCCGTTCTCAAATCTTCAACGTTCGAATACACATTAAGCCTTTTATTCACGGTGAAACCCTTCTTTTCAAGTCGACCAAGTTTATTCACGAGATCAGCCTTTTCTTCATCAATTGACTTGTACCCAGGAGATGGCCGTTCTTCTTCTTGAATAGCATAATCACCTTGCATGTATGTCTGTTGTTCTTCATCTTGATCATATTCACCGTAATCAACTGGTTCTTCCTGATATTGCGGTGGCGCTGACTGTTTTGTTGGGTTCGCAAATGCATCTATATCCTCTTGCATCGCATTCTCAACTGGTGGTGCACGAGGAGTCGGTTTATACACAGTTGGTTTTGGTATAGAGGTGCGGGGACGTGGAACTTCAATTTCAATTTCGTCCATGAGAGCCTGTTCGTTATCGTCAAGCTTCAGTACATTCGCACGGCTCCGGTCGAGTGTAATTTCTCCATCCATTACTCTGTACTTTGAAAGTAATCCAAATCCTTTAACGCACTTTATATAAAAATATTGACTACATAATAAATGAAGCTTAACGCCACAAACCGAAATACTCTCAAGGCAATCGCCGTGGTTTTCCTTTTGTTGTGTACCATCATGATGTTGAGTCCACGCAAAAGTATGTACCAGCCCAGACCAATTAACATCGAAGTATCTGAAGAAGCCGCGGCTGCTTCCATATTTGACCTGGAGCACAAGATTGAATGTGTTCCCGGATCTACTGAATCCGCCTATTACACAAAGTCTTTGACCCCAGGTGGTATTTGCGGCGACCAAAAGTTCGTGAAGGATAGCGCTGATGCTAAGATTATTGGTGGAATTGGTGGAACTTTAATCTAACTTATAAATAATGAATACGGTGAACACAACTCGTCCAGCTTTGCCTGATTTTGATTACGAGTACCACACCATAACGGTTGATACAATCGGTCAATCTAGCAAAAATACATTTACGGTACATCTCACACAACCACTTGAAAATATAGTTCAAGCGAAGCTCATAGCCGCGAGAATAGACGCACCAACTTCTAATGTGTGTCATATTTCTGTAGATGAACTCAACACAAATTATTCGCAAAGGACATCTAATGTGTATGGTGGTCAGTCATCTATGACTAACCTTAACAGGGGTTTTGGTACCGTAATTCAGGCTGGTTCTAACCCAATCATTTTCAGGGATGATTATGATGTTGAATCACAATACACGACACCAATAAGAAAAATAGATCGCCTTTCGTGTACACTTAGAGACGAAGATGGTGTCACTATAAACAGTACTTTTGATAACTTTATGATTTTTAAGTTTGTGTGTAAGAATAAGAATTTGCCATTTATTTAATCAGGGCGCTAGGATACATATATTTTTTACCTTTCGTTATATTATAAATGTCGACGGGAGTCGTACAACTCATTGCGGTTGGTGCCCAAGATAAACATATTATGGGCGATCCAGAGATATCATTTTTCTCATCGACATTTAAACGACATTCTAACTTTTCACAATCCGTGGAAAAGCAAATGATGCGCGGGAACGTATCAAACAATTCCATGACATCAATTAAATTTGAAAAAACTGGCGATATGCTTGGCTATGTGTATATAGCCGTAGATGATGGAACAGAAGCTGTCGACCCAACTGACTGGACACAAATATTAGACAAAGTTGAATTGTATATAGGTGGTCATATGATAGATTCACAAGATTCCATGTTTACTGAAAAGATTGCGATTGATACATTCGCTCAGAATGTTTCAAAAAGTTCGAATGGTCCACACCCGGGTATTAACTCCAAATCGTATTTTTACCCACTTCGGTTTTTCTTTTGTGAAGGTGCTCAGTCAGCATTACCACTTGTCGCATTACACTATCACGACGTCGAATTAAGATTTTACTGGAAAAATGTGATGAACTATAACTATGAAGTATACGCAAATTATTATTACCTGGACAACGAAGAACGCGGTAATATAGTGTCCAGAAATCATGAGATGCTCATCACACAAGTTCAGAAAAATATACCGTCCGGTGAACAATTTCAAGAATTGATATTTAATCACCCCGTAAAATATCTTGCGTGTACAGATACAACATCTAACGGCGCACTTACATCAGTATCGAACAAAGTAAAACTTAACATAAACGGCCTCGATATAGGTAACTATAAATGGGCGAAAACACATTATATAGACGCAATGGCGTATTATCACACGAATTATGTGTCCTCTCCAGATTTCTTTTTGTATTGCTTTTGTCTTCTTACAAGCTCTCTCCAGCCAACAGGTACGCTTAATTTTAGTAGATTAGATTCAGTGAAGATTATGAGTGAAAGTATGAATATAATAGACCCAATTTATGCCGTTAATTATAACATTTTACGTGTTGAAAACGGGATGGCCGGTTTATTATACGCAAATTAAAATACAATGGTATATTAAATGGTAAAGAACTCCGGTATAAACCAACCAACCGATATGGTTCGGTTAGGGCGATTATCGGACTCCGAACAGCCTAAAAATTCCATTGTGTTTAACGCATCAGACAGCAAAATTCGTGATATAAAACACAGCGGATTATACATAAGTCCAATACGTAACACAAGTGCGTCGAACTTACTTGCGTATGATTCGATCACGAAGGAAGTTGTAGATATAGGTGGAACGCAATTAAAATTAGATGACTTACAAGTCAAAAACCTTGAGGTTGTAAACATGAAAAAAATTAACGAAGAACACGTGTATACACCCATTTTATTAATAGGTGAAGGTTGTTCTGAAAAAGAGAATGTTGGTGTTGATATTCACGGAATACAAATGATACACGATAAAACAGATGGCGTGTTACATGTGAATAAAAATACGACATTTGATGGAATCGTCGAAGCTTCTCAATTTGTGGGTGATGGTGGTCTATTATCAAATGTACAGTATGACTTGCACGTCGATATAGGTGATGTCGTAGAGAATTTACATGTTTGTGGTGAGTTACAGGCAGATGGGGGTCTTTTGTCTAATATAAAAGTTGGTCAAATAGAAGACTTTGACGGCTATTCCCCCAAATTCACAGATATACACGTGAATAAAGATGCGTACATACAACGGTCTCTATATGTAAACAGGGGAATTTGCGCAAAAGGTAACATACAATCAGATGGAAATGTGTTAGCGTCAAAATTTTACGGTGATGGCACAACGCTTACGGGTATTTCTAAGAGTACGGAACTTGAAAAATCAAATGCGCGTATATCTGATTTGGAAAAGCACATACCACGTTTCGAACCACTCGAAAAGGTAAAACCAACTTTACAATGTTTGATTGATAATATAGATTCAAAGTTAGAAAAACATATACAACGTTTTGATCCCCTTGAAAAATCGAGTGTATCTCACAATGGAAGAATTTCATCCATAGAACCACGGGTCACAAAAGTGGAGAAACGTTTACCAAGTATAACTACGTGTGAACAAAAAATACATACACTCGAGAATGACGTGAAGATATTACCAGAAATCGGTGTATTACGAGAACAAGTCGATATCATAAACGAACAAATACCAATTATTCACGAAACAAAATCCGTGGTTCCAATCATACATTCGAATGCAAATAGAATCAATACCATTGAAAATAAAATAACTAAACTGAACGACATAGAACCAATAAAGATGGAGCTTGGTAAATTTAAATATGTCTATAAAGAACTTACAAAAATTGACCCAATTGATTCACGTGTAAATGTGTGTGAAAGTATACTCAAAGGTGTATCGGATCTCCCAGAGTTAAGAACGAGGCTATCCACATTAGAAACTGCACCACTCGAAGGAGATGGTGCGCACATTTCAAATATTTCCCTTTCACACGTACTTGCGTGTTGTAACGAAACAGATACATCTATAAAAACACGTGGAACCGTGTCGGCGCATGGATTTATAGTAGAAGGTATTCCATTGGTCACGTCAAGATTAGGTGAAGTAAAGTCATTCGCAATGAGTTCACTAGCTGAAATAAACGCGTATATAAAATCAAACAATGGTACAACCGCTGGTAACACTGGAGGTATCGTCTTTAAAACTAAGGGTATTGACGGTAAAATAAAACCACGCGTGACCATAGATGGCCAAGGAAAATTGGCAGTAGGAACAAATAAAAGTCATCCTTCCGCAATAGCCACATTTGAATCAAATACATGCGGATTTCTTCCACCTCGAATGACAACGTGTGAATTAGAAGACATTAAGAATCCAGCTATAGGACTCATGGTATACGATACAGAAAAAGACGCATTGTGTGTATACAAAAAATCTGGGTGGACTGTTGTATGTTAAAATAAAATGAGCTCTAATATAAATGGTGAAAAACCTTAACACTATCGATAGATCTGAAAGGGTCAGGGTAGGTAAGCATGTTCCAAACGAACAAGCTGTAAACACCATAATAATTAATGCATCATCGAATGTGATAGAGGCGCCACAGGAAGGTTTTTACGTGGCGCCGATTCGTGCAAAGGAATCAATCTATTCGAACGTAATGTGTTATGATATTTCGACTAAAGAAATTGTTGATACCGGAAAGAGTATAGATTTACAGGGTGTATCAGAAACGGGAAATTCGACTACAGAAACCATACAATTTACAAATAACACAACAAGTTTTGTGACTACATCTAATGTGGGTATAGCCAATGCAAATCCACAACACGATCTTTCGGTCGGTGGAGATGTGTACATAGAAGGAAATTTGACTGTATTAGGGGAAACCACTACAATTTCAAGTGAAAATCTCCGCGTAAAAGATGCAATTGTTGAATTGGGTGAAAATAATACAGATAGTGATTTCGTATTTGATTTGGGTCTTATCATGACCAGACCAGGTTCAAATGTTACAGCGTCGTACATAGAATCTAGTAATGAATACATCATAGGATATACACAAAATTCAGCATCTGATACATATATAACACCGGATGAATCAAATCTAATTCAAATGCGAGTGTACGGTGACGTGACAGCCAATAGTTTTATAGGAGATGGTTCGTTTTTATCTAATGTGGTACAGGATACAGACCTTGAATCTAATTTAACCATCATACGAGATGAAATGGCTGCAAACACACTTACTCTTCGAGATGACTTACAATCGAATGCGACCATATTGAGAGGTGAAATGGCTGCGAATACACTCACACTCCGTGCTGACTTGCAGTCTAACATAGCTATTACAGAAAGCACACTCAGAAATGAAATGGCTGCGAATACACTCACTCTTAGAGATGATTTGCAATCGAATGCGACCATATTGAGAGGTGAAATGGCTGCGAACACACTCACTCTTAGAGATGATTTGCAATCGAATGCGACCATATTGAGAGGTGAAATGGCTGCGAATACACTCACTCTTAGAGATGATTTGCAATCGAATGCGACCATATTGAGAGGTGAAATG